GGATGCATAGAGTTGCCGCAGCTTGCGGATATTTAGGCGCAGAGCACGAGATGTGTTCGCTTCCAAGTAGGGAGAAGTTAAACGCCATCATGCCCATCTACGGCTTTGAGCTTGGCCGCTGGGTCGACTACTGTGTCCAGCGAATTGCAGGCTCGTGGGGCAACTTGCGCTCGACGGTCGGTTTCACCGGCGTCGAAAATTTGATCAGCATTGCGATCAGTTGCTGGTCAGTCGCCAAAACTGGAAGCCATTTACTTCCAGCTATACCCTGTGTGAAAATGAACAGGGCCAACAACGCGCCTGCTGCGAATGCGGCGCTACTAACAATAGGCTCCCGACGTGAGTGGAGCTTCAAAGCATCGTTAGACTATCCTGATCTTTGGGAGTCTGGCGATATTTTAAATCGCGTCAACACGGAACCGAACACGCTTCGGAAGTTTCGTTTGAGCGCCAATGACCACGACCGAATACGAAACGTATTCTGCAGGGCGAGATTGCGCGACATCCGTATCGCGGGGGCTAACGCTATACCAGATACAGAATTCGCTCTGTTAAACACACGATTCGGCATCGACGAAGGTGCCATTTTACGTATTCAATTCAGCGACGCTAGTTACATACCTTATGAGTTGCTGAACGTAGTAGCGGACGTTGCTTACGCAGAGCAACCTATTACCGACTACTTCGCTAGAGAACGTATTTACGTTCTAGGTCGCTCCCCATTGCCAAGTTTATCGCTTGGCGGAGCACCTAATTTTTAGAACACCCAACTACACCGCTAGAAACTAAACGTGCCGAACATTCTTTCCAGGCTGACTCGACAAGGAAGGCTGGGGAGGCAAGTGCGTTTGGGAGTACAGCTATACCAGTAAGCGTCTTGTACAACTACGACGCCGAAGTAATATCTTATTTGGCTTCTTCGGTTAACTGGAAGAATGCTTTAGAGAGTCCTAACTCTCCACTACAATTTGACATGACAAATGTCGTGCATATTCGCGAATTCGCCGAAGCCTCACTGCCTTATCGTTCCCAGTGTGTGTGTGAACTCCCTGTTAAATCAATTGTCTTCTCTCAGGCTGATTACAGGACGTGGAGATCTGAGATCCGCACAACTAGGCGAACTTTACGTGTCTTGAAACCGTTCGGACAAAAGTGGGCTCTGGTGATAAACACGTACTTAATGCTCTGTCCTGCCGATATTCGGCAGAATCTTCTGTACATAATATGCGCTAACGCTCGCTCGGTCGGCGAGCAGTGCGAATCTTGTTTTATAGAGAGATTAAAGTGTTTATCGCTAGTTGCCTTACGCTTGAACATCGAGCACGGGCCTGGTTGGTGGTCGTTTTTAAGCGACCTCCACACAATAGGCGGTTATGATACGATTCTAAACCGCGTGGATGTGCTTGCTACTTATGCAGACACCAGCCAGAAAATTAGAGGCATAGATAATCAAGAATTACGCGATATAATAAAAGCTACTTGTTCTGATTTTAAAATTATTAAGAACAATCGTCAAGTTACCTTCGACCAATTCGTCAACTTTAGGGATTCTTGGGCCTTGCCTGGGGCTAGCACCCATGGCACACCGCTATCGTTCAAGAAGACTGCTCGGAAGAAGGAGAAACCTACTAAGGTGAGGGGCAAATTTGCTAACTTAGTCTCTTAC